AGGCTGAAGAGTTTCCTGAAAGTCGATCCCATCACTGGCTACCCGAAGTTGAGTATAGACTCAAAATGCAGTGGTGTTCTCTCCGAGTTCGGCGCAGTGGCAAATCCTTTCACTGGTCAGTCACAGGCATACAGATGGAAGATGGACAGGGACGGAAATATAGTTGGTAACGTGCCAGAAGATAAGTATAATCATGGTGTAAAGGCATTGATTTACGGTCTCGTGTACCATTTCGGGTACAGCTACGCTAGTGACAGGAAGAAGATAAAGGTGAAGCACTGGTGAGAAAGACTGCAGACGAAATATCAAAACTGGTTGAAGGACACAGAGACTCGACTTATCCCTTCAGAGATAGGATGCAATCTGACTATGACCTGTACATTATGCGCCCATACGATGCTGGTGACGGGTACGAATCATATACATCTAACGAGCCACGCACTTATGCCGACAAGATAATCTCATGGATGAGTTCTGCGGAACTGATCATACGAATCCCTAACATCGAAGAGCCGAGGGAGATGAGAGAAGTCAATGATGCCAAGGAGAAGTTTCTCGTAGGCATTCTCAGGGCTGCGGATGAACGGCTACGGCGCAGGCTTCAGCCATCACTTAGAGAACAGTTGTCATGGTTTGTCGCTCTCAGGGGATGGTATGCAGGAAGGGCGTTGCTTCACATCGACTCCAAGGAAAGGACACAGATTGATATAACTCCATGGGACCCACTTCATACCTACTGGGGTGAGGGAGAGGAAGGTCTTGCATGGGCATGCTATCGGATACACAAGACAAAGGATGAGATTCTTCAGCAGTACGGTATCAAACTTGACGAGCAGGAAGACGAGATACCCATAGAAGTCTATGACTACTATGACGATGAGCATAATATCGTCTGCACTGGAGATACCATACTGAAGCAGGCTACTCCCCACGGAGCCGACAGGGTTCCAGTGTTTATAGGGATGGTTGGACCGCAACCGCTCGTACAGAATATAGATAATACATCCGTAACCGATACTATCGTTGAGTACGGGGAATCCGTTTTTGCTCCCAACAGGGAGATATACGATAAGCACAACTTCACCATGTCAGTGATGATGGAGATGGTTGCCCGTTCCCGTAAGCAGGGGATAACCATCACATCAAGAGATGGGCAGAAGACACTTGATGAAGACCCGTACAAGGCAGGAGCCGAGGTTGCCCTTGCACAGGGAGAGGATATAAAGCCCCTTGGACTGATGGAAGTCGCCAAGGAGACTGGAGCCTACATGGGCATGGTCTCAGGAGAGCTTCAGCGTGGGGCTATACCGCATACCGTGTACGGCGACCTGCAGTTCCAGCTATCAGGATTTGCCATCAATACTCTCAGGCAGGGTATAGACACTGTTCTACAGCCACGGATAGTGGCGATGGAAGATGCCTACATACAGATTTCCCATCTTATATGTGACCAGTACTCCACTGGAGTATACGATCCTGTCAGTGTGAGCGGAAGAGACAGGAACAGGGTTTACTTCAGCGAGGCTGTGGCTCCTGACTCCATAGGCATGGCAGGAACCCCAGAGATATCTCTTGTAAGCCAGTTGCCAGAAGATGATATGTCCCGTATGAGCATGGCGCAGATGGCAAGAGAGGGTCCGACCCCCTTGCTCTCTGACATGTATGTCAGGGATAAGATACTTGGAATGCAGGATGCTGATTCTATAGAAGACTCAATCAAAGAGCAGATGGCGGAGAGAGTGCTGCCAGAAGCCTCCCTGTGGTCTCTCCTTCAGGCAACTGAAGAACGTGGACGACCTGACCTTGCCCAGTTCTACTACGGTGAGTTGATGCACTTACTAATGCAGAAACAACAGATGAGACAGCAAAGCATGATGCCACAGCAGCCGGGTGCTCCTCAAGGTCCCGGTGCTCCTCAAGGAGCTGGTGGCGGACAGGGAGGTCCACCGACAGCAAACCCAATGGTCATGCCTAATGCCATGATGGGCGTTCCGCCTCCTGCCCCGACACCACAGGGTGGTCCTAATGTTCCCCCTGGCTCTCCGAGACCGGGTGCACAGAACGGTCAGGGAGCAGAAGAAGCATTAAGGAGTCTGGGGTTACTGGGACCAAGGGGGTAGTGCGTGGGGTTTAGTAGAATCTCCCGAAATGAAAATGGGCTATTTGTTGACAGGATCAATGATACTGGTCGTGTCACTTCAACTATATCCTACGGTATGGGTGGGGATTATGTAGACCCGATTATGTACGGGGGATTCAATGAACCCGAACTTCCTCCAGAACCAGTAGCCCCTCCTCCTGTTGTTCAGGGACCAGTTCTTCCGGGTCAGTCAGTGGAGCAACCTACTCCATTAACCAGTCCATTAAATTTACCTCTTACACCTCCAGTTAATATTCCTGCAACTCCTGCTGATCCTGAAGAAGACCCAGAAGCGTTTGCAGGTCCAGGAACTGTGACACCTGTATCTAATGTTCCTAGTGCAGTTCGTGGATGGCATACACCAGTTGATGACTTCGGACTGACAATGGACCCAGAGATGATCGGTGTTGGTGATGGTGGTACTGATGTTGCAGGAGAGATAAAAAGATCAGAATCCAAGTACTGGACAGACTCAACTACGGGTCTTACATACGAATATCACGAAGAAAAAGATGTTAAAAAATTCTGGTTTGATTCAACTGAATATATATTTCATGCGCCTGCAGGCAAGGAAGCATGGCAGAACCGTATAGACATTATCAATAAAGCACATTTTAAAACTGCTGCAGGAGATTTAGAAAAAATTCGTTTAGAGAGGGAACTAGAAGACGGCGAAACGCTGTTCAGTATCCGACACCAAAAATTATTTGAGCTAAGAGATGATTCTGATGTTGCACAGGCACTTTTGTCAGCTCATACAAATCAAGCACTTGCAAAAATAATAGATGCTATGGTTCTTCCCAGTGACGATCTGAGCGAGGAAGACTGGGATAAGGTAAAGAATATAGCTGCTACAGCTCTATCCTATATAGCATTTCCCAAGAAACAACTAACTAGACCACAATTTGATGACTGGGATTTTGATAAACTTAGAAATAGAATAATATCAAAGCTAGGCAGTTCAGATAATCCATGGGAATGGATAGATACCAATTATAAATTAAGTCCTTTCTGGACAGAAAAGGGTGTTTCTACATCTGTTCCTGGAACAGATTATGCTGAAGATGGAAGACCCGACTCAGACTTTACTGTCAGCAGCTACTCTTCTGTTCCTTGGAGTCCTATATACCAAGATTTTCTTAAAGATAAATTTGGTGCAGCAGGCAGTCCTGCCGTATTCAAATACCATTCAGATCAGGGACTTTCAAATGATCCCCTTCAGAGAACTACTTACACACAGTTCTTGACACAGGCTACGGAAGATGACCCGTGGGGAGGGAAGCTAGAAGGTGGTCAAGTCATAGGGAAAGAACCTCAAGGTGGGATAGTATTCGGTCCACAGTCAAATATATATGATCAAAATAGATATAATAACTTTTTACAGACTTATACTCCGCTCACTGGAGATTCTCTTACTGGCAGGATAGGCGAGATTATTAATGTTGTAAGGCAGGTAGACTCTGATCAACCTGGTGGAACGTGGGATAGATATGATCCTGTTGGGGTAGATCAGGATTATTCTTCTGAGCAACTACAAGCATATAGATGGAGACATTCATTCTTTGAAGGTCCTGGATCAGTAGTAAACCAGAAGGCACTTGCTGCTCTTCCGATTATGCAGAATACCCACCCGACACTGAGGAATGAAACTTCTAAAATATTACATCGTCTGCATAACGACTGGCTTACTACTCCTGATAAAGACCCAACTATGGGGTGGCTTGAGTATGTTCATAAAAATGATTATTTTGGTATGATACCTGAGAAACAGAAAGAAGAAACTTATGTACCAGGGATGTAGGAGTTAGTTATGTCACAAGCAACATCAGCAACATTCAACCCGATGGAAGGTGCTTACAGGTACTGGCTTTCTCAGCAGTTTGATCCTACCCAGTTATTTGGGAGGGCTGCAGGAGCAGCTTACGGACCAATGTCTCAGATGGCATACTGGACTGCTCCCCAACAGGGATATGATCCAAATACAGACTTGGGCACTAACCCATATGCATCTTTTCTTGGCGGTACTGGCGCAGGTGCTTATTCGCCTATGACCTCTGCACAGTGGCAGCAAAGAGCAGCAGATGTTTCCAGTGCTCTTGGCGGTACTGCAGGAACAGGATACACAACAGAGGATGTACAGAGAATGCAGCAGAGATTCGGGGCTGTTGAAGGGTCCGATCCTGCACAGGTAGCTGCTCGACAGGCTGGAATTGTGAACCAAGCAGCACTGTCAAGATCACCTCTTGCTCTCAGGGGAGAGACACAGGCTATCCTTCAAAGATTGTTTGATCAGTGGGCAGGATCAGGACAGACAGGAAGTTATCTTGATTATGCTCAAGGTACTGACCCTGGATCAGTATGGAAGGCATTTAATATATAAATGTCAAACCAATATGACTGGGGTGAATTTGGCGATGTTCCAGGTCAGTACTTAGAGTTAAATCCTGCTGCTGCTTATTACAGCTACGGGGAAGAATGGGGTGCACCATCTGGGCAGCGTCATTACCAGAGCCAGTTTCAAAACGTATATAACCAGTACCTTGGGTCTCTGGGTGGACTTCTCAGGCAGGGAACTATACCTACTGAAACTGAGAATACCTTTGCTGGATTTCTCAAGGACTATGACTGGACAGAGAAATACACTGCTCTTCCACCAGAGATGAGAGGAAACTTCACATCCCAGTTTAATCCGAGGACCAGACAAATCTACTTCTAATGTCAAATGAGCATTGGTATTATGGAAAAGAGAAATGGTGGGACAAGATTCCCATTCCAGCTCTCAAGGTAGCAACAAGCCGAGATGAGTGGGAAGAGAATCTACAAAGACGTAGCGAATCAGAATGGTTTAAAACTATATCCGATGCGCTAGTATTGGATTCTCCCCCTGAAGGTGGTCAGCGTGGAGGTGACTGGACCTCCAGAATCCAGAGTATGCTCGGCACGGCAGCTCAGACTCAACCCTTCCAGTTCTTTGGTCAGGTAAAAGATGTAACTGATGCTCTTCTACCTCAAGGATATTCTGAGGCAAACCAGAGAATAAGGCAGTATGCTACTGCGCCCTTTAGGAATGTTGCCGAGGGACTTCTCAATCTTTCTGCAGGCAAGGGATATACATGGGATGTTCCAGCTTGGGATCAGATTCTTTTACCTGGTAAGGCTCAAGAAGCGAATGTTATTGTTTCAGAACTAGGAATCTCAGAAAGTGTTCTTGCTCAAGGTGTGAAAGATGACGGAACTATAAATATTAATCTCTCTCCTGCAAGGGGAGAGGAAGTATTTTATAATCACCAGCTTGGTGCTCCTAACGTAATCACAGATATATCTACTAAGGTATGGGCAGAGCCAGTAGAACTAATTCT